AAGATCGAGACGGCCGTCGCCGGATCGGACAATCTCAGGGCGTTCTACTTTTTTTACTCGAACGAAAAGATCAAGGACAAGCTGGCCGCAATCCGCCAGCCGGATGCTATGCCGAAGTGGGAGACTCCAAGGGATGCGTCCACGGACTACCGAGCGCAGATGGTTTCCGAAATGAAAAAGGACATCGTGAACTCCAAGACAAAACAGGTGGAATCGCGCTGGGTGCGGATCGGAGGCAGGCCGAACCATCTATTCGACTGCGAGTGCATCGCGCTTGCGTCCGCTATGCTCGCGGGAGTTTTGCCGATTGGGGAGTGACCATTTTCTTGGCGTCACGAAATTGGTCTCCGCCCGCCGCGCTAGTGTTCATGCGGCTCTGCGGGCGGTAAAAATTATTTTCATTTTCTTGAAAAATAATTGTTGACGAAAAATCAAATGCGTGAGATAGTCATTCCAGATCGAAGCCACCACGGCGACGACGAAAACAAAAAACCAAACCAAAAAACCAAAATAAAAAATGACAACAACTACAAAAAACTACGGCCCCTTTGAAGTTTGCAAAAAATCCATTGAGACAAAACTCAAAAACAGAAGCGCCATTTTAACGTGCGAGCGTCAAAGCGGGATCACTCCCATGGGCAGAAAATACAAAACACGCTTGCAATGGTTCATCAAATTTCACGGCGACCCCTGCGCGATGGGGCCATGGTCTTCTAAAATGATTCGCGCCTGTTTCGCCTAAAAACTCAAACCGGCGCGGGTTCGATCCCCGCGCCACTAACTAAAAAAAATCAAAAAAATGAAAATCAAAACCACCACCGAAGGAAGCCAGTTTATCAGCCAACGATTTCAAGCCATAAATACCGTTGAGAAATGGATTGCAGCTTTCCCCGCACGTTATTCAAATCTCCCCGCCAAGATCGCAAAGGCATTTGCAGCCCGTGATATGCGCAACGCTCAATGAAAAAGCCCACCACCCACGGCGGACCGCGCAAAGGCGCGGGTCGCCCAGCAGGCAAGAAGAACGCCAACGCCAAGGGGCGGACTGTCGTCACGAAATCTGTCTCCATGCCAACCGAGGTCTGGCGGGATTTCGATATTCAGCGAGGAACGATGAGCAGGGGAAAGTTTATCGCATGGCTTCTTTGACACCCGCGCCCAAGGATGGCGCAAAATTCCACTTTCTTCGGACTTCCACTTGCAACTCTTCAGAGCTTGCAGGAAAAATATATCGCATGCCTTGAGGCAATCGCCGTTGCGGGGGCGAGTTACAGCATCGCAGGGCGGTCGTTTACTCGGGCGAATTTGACCGAGGTTTCCAATATCGTCGGGCAGTTGCAATCTGCAATCGAATACGCAAGTGGTTCGAGAGTGAAGCGTACCGTCACCGTTTTTTCGACACAGCGCCCCTAGTATGAAGCAAGACTTTTTCACTCGCGCCTTGGCAGTTGTCGCACCGAAGGCGGCAATGGCCCGCATGATAGCGCAAGACCGCCTGCGCAACTTCGGGCGGTTCGACGCGGCGTTGGAATCCAGCAAACGCGGGATCTCGCGCAACATTGCCGGAGGCGAAGACACAAGCGGCACCGCCGAGCGTTACAAGCTCATCCGCGCGGCTCGCGATCTTGCCGATAACTTCCCACCGGTTCGCTCGTTACTACTGAAATTTGCCACCTACGTCTCGGGCCGACTCTCCTACCAAGCCCGCACCGGAAACAAAGACCTCGACGCACAGGTTGAGCGATACTGGTCCGACTGGTGCAGCAAGTGCGATTTCCTACGGAGGCACGATTTTACGACCCTGCTTCAGCTCGCAGTCATGGCCATCCTTCGCGATGGCGACTGCGGGTTTGTGATCGTCCGCGAAGCCGGAGAACTCCGCTTGCAGAGCGTGGAAGCCGACCGCATCGGATCGCCTTACAATCGTTTGATCGACTCGGACAAATACATCGGGGGCATCATGCTGGACGAATACGGCAGGCCGGAGAAATATCAAATCTACGTCCGCACGATAAACAACCAATATATTGATTCGACCGACATCGACGCCGCTGAGTTCATCCACCTATTCGACGCCACAAGGTTGGACGAATATCGCGGGCGGTCAGCATTTGCCACGGCGCTCAACGCCGCGCGCGACTTGCAAGAGGCGCTGAAGGCCGAGATCCAAGCGATCAAGTATGCCAGCTATCAGACCGGCGTCATCACCACCGAGAACGGATCGGCGGACGCATCCGACTACTTCGCGACCAGTTCACGGAATGACAACGGGCAAACCGAGAAGCTGTCGAACATCGACCCCGGCGCGATCAATTATCTTTCGCCTGGCGAGAAGATGGAAATGTTCCAAAGCGAACGCCCGGGCGGAGCGTTTGGCGAGTTCATCCGGCTCGTGCAGTCGCACATTTGCATGTCAGTCGGGTTGCCCTACGGCTTCGCGTTCGACGCAGACAAGAGCGGTCCGATGGCCCGCATGGAAGCAGCTATGGCCGAGCGCACCTTTGCGCGTTGGCGCGGGCTTCTCGAATCACAGTTTCTTAACCGCATCAAGAACATCGTGCTTCTCGACGCCGCCGCGCGTGGGGAGATTGACGACTCGGAGTTTTTGCTGGACGGACGTTGGTGTTGGCCCGCGAAGGTCAGCATCGATTACGGACGCGAAGCGACTGCCGACATTGCGCTTTGGAAAGCGGGACTCAAGACAGCCGGTCAGATTTACTCAGACGCAGGCGAGGACTACGAAGAAGCACTCCGCGCAAGGGCGAAGGAGGCCAGCATGATTAAAGAACTCGGGCAGGAATTTGAAATCCAAGCCAGCCGGATTTCCGATTCGGTACCTGAGTCGGCAATCGACATTACGCCTGAGATTGGCGAGGTTGCTCCGCTCATCGAAACCATCGGCATCGGCGGGACGGATGCGCTCTCGGGAATCCTCGCATCACTGGGACGCGGCGAACTTTCGCCCGAACAGGTTGGAATCATTCTCCGCACCGTTTTCGGAATGGACGAAGCGAGCGCAAACCAAATCACGAACGCAGAGCCAGCCCCGACACCCGCACCGCAACAGGCCGCAGCCTCGCAATTCGAGGACGGCAAAAACAAGCCGACCGGCGGCATGATCGCCGAAGCCAAAAAGGGGTTGGAATGGCGCGCGAAATACAATCGCGGCGGGACGAATGTCGGAGTCGCCCGCGCTCGCGACATCTCAAACGGTGAAAATCTTTCAGACGAAACTGTGAAGCGCATGCACTCATATTTTTCACGGCACGAAGTTGATAAGAAAGGGCAGGGTTTTCAACCAGGCGAAGAGGGGTTTCCATCCGCAGGCCGCATTGCATGGGCATTGTGGGGCGGTGACGCAGGCCAGACATGGGCAGCGGCGAAGGCACGGCGCATATCCGCAAAGGAAGCGGCCAAGAAAGGTCTCAACATGAAATTCCAACGTGACGCACACGGACGGGTTGCCAGCCTATCGCTTCCAAGCTCGACCGAGTTTGTCATTCCGTCCCCTACGGGGGGCGAGTCTGAAAAGGATTTCGTCGCTCGCTGTATGGCCGATGACACCATGCTCGCAGAATTTCCAGATACAACCGAACGCGCGGCAGTCTGCTACGCACAACTCAAAACAAAAAAATGATCGCACAAGGAATTGCACTCTCAGCCAAGCAAGCATTTTTGCTCGGCATCCACCAATCGACTGACACCTACAAGATCGCGCTCTATACGAGCCGCGCGACGATAGGGCCGGAACTCGCACACTACACCGAAGCGGGCGAAGTCAGCGGGCCGGGCTACGATCGCGGCGGCTACGTGCTCACAGGCTTCAAGAACGGCATGGCAGGCCGCAGCGCGTTCGTGACGTTCAACGATCTGAAGATCGACCGCGCATCATTTACCGCTCACGGCGCGATCATCTACAACGCATCGAAAAATAACTCCGTGATCTGCGCGTTGAATTTCGGCGCTGACCGTTCGGTTTTCGACGGGTCATTTGAAATCAAATTCCCCGAACCCACCGAGAAAAACGCTTTGATCTTACTCGCATGATTGGCGCAAACATCCAGCAACCATCCACCGGCGGCGGCGGGATTTCAGACGGAGATAAAGGCGACATTACAGTTTCCGCATCAGGAGCAACTTGGACAATCGACAATGGAGTCGTAACGAATGCGAAACTCGCAGACGTTGCAACCGCCACAATCAAAGGCCGGACAACGGCTGGAAGTGGCTCGCCTGAAGACCTGACCAGCGCGCAAGCGACCGCACTGCTCGACACTTTTACATCAACTCTAAAAGGGCTTGCCCCAGCATCCGCTGGCGGGACATCAAACTTTCTTCGTGCCGACGGAACGTGGGCCGCTCCCGCAGGTGGCGGCGGTATATCGGACGGAGACAAAGGTGACATAACAGTCTCCGCGTCCGGAGCAACTTGGACGATCGACAACGGAGTCGTAACGAATGCGAAACTCGCAGACGTAGCCACTGCAAGATTTAAAGGCCGGACAACTGCCGGAACAGGAGCAGTCGAAGACCTGACCGGCACTCAGGCAACCGCATTGCTTGACACGTTCACGTCGAGCTTAAAAGGCCTTGCGCCATCATCCGGCGGAGGGACGTCAAACTTTCTTCGCGCAGATGGGACGTGGGCCGCGCCATCAGGCGGCGCAGCAAACGACCTCTATGCAAGCACTTTTTGGATTTGTCCCCATTATGGAACCCTTGGCGCAGGCGCAGCGATGGTTGCAAATACGATTTATTTATACCCTTTCACAGTTCAACGGGCTATCACAGTCGGCGAACTTGGAGCGCGTGTAACGACTGGCGTAGTCGCATCGTCCGTGCAGCTCGCAATTTACGCCTCATCTGCGGGCGAGCCAAACGGCGCGCCGCTTGCGAGTACGGTCAGTTTGAGTGGCGTGACGGCCACCACGATTTCCGACAACATAACGGATTTCAACTTGTCTGAAAAAACAACTTATTGGATGGCGGTCAATTCAAACGCAGCGATCACCATGCAGCATTTGACCGGCTCAGCGCAACTCGCAGCCGCATACGCTATTGGTTCGACAACGCTCGCGAATATATCAGCAGGCGGTACAAGTACCGGCGGCTGGAGGTCGGTTGCACAGACGTTCGGAACATGGCCGACGCTGGCAGCAAGCGGAACAACAGTTCAAACTGGCGCACCTCGCGGTGGTATGGTTTTCCTGCAAATCTCCGCTTTACTCTAATGGCCATCGCATACTCACCAATCGCGATTATCGTAACGGACGACTACGACCCAAGTCGTCAGCCGTTGGTATTACCCGCGACTGCAACAAGCGCGGAAGTGGAAGAAGCCGTCGCAAATTACATTTCAGTAATTCAACCAAGCGTAACCGCCATCGAACACTTGCAAAGCGTGGGCCTCGGCAGCGACTACCAGCCGACGCTCATCTACCTTCGCATCAACTTAACTGCCGCAAACAAATCATGCGCGGAACTCGACGCGCTCGAAGCCTATTTGCAAGGCGTGCTTACAATTTTCGCGCAAGACCAAAACCCACGAAACGATTGGCCCATGCCACCAGTGACCTTTGACGCGGCGGTCATTGCAACGATGTCCGAACTCTCATCTTAAAAAACCATGGCGAACGAACTCAACACAGCACAGGCAACCAGTGGGCTAACGATCACCGCGCAACTCTTCCAGAC